TTGCAGCAACACGATCATTATTAACTTGGAATGTAACTTCTGCTCCGTCAGCCAGAGCAGCATTATTCATAGTGACCTGTCCTGACTCTGTATTTAGAGTCACAGCAGTCGACTTGTTAGTTGCTTGAGTAACAGTTCCACCAGTTGTGTAACCAATAGCCTTACCAGCAACGGCTTCAAATTGTGATGCCATAATTAGTTACCTCTAATCCTGACTAGAAACGTTAGTTGCTCTAACGATTCCGATGTTCTTTTGCTCGTAGACCTTCGACCAATTGGCTACGGTTTCTAGCTGGGTACGAGTTGGGTTAACAGTAGTTACTGCCCACTTAGTACCAACAGGGTGATATGTGTAATGAAGATCAACAGCCATTGCATCAGATTTTGCAAGGATGTCTCTATCTGTCTCCATTGTCAAACCAGCTTGCTCGCCTGAAGCGATTGCACCTGGTGTGAAGAAGTATGTGCTGTATTCAGTAGAAGCACCAGATCCAGTTGTTGCGACATCATCAGAAACAATGACTCTTAATCCGCAATAAGTAGGAACTGTGTTATTACCAGCAGCATAAGCGGGAGCGATAGATCCACCGGATGCAGTTGCTCCAGCATTAGTATCACCAGCCACAACGTAATCCACAAGCTTACGCTCAACCAAGTCGTAATAAACCTTTGAGTGCATAGCAACAGCAGTTAACTGATCGCCAGCATCGCCGAGAATTGACTTAGCTTTTGCTACATGCTTAGGGCTTAAACCTGTTGGAGTGTCACCGCTTTCTGAGTCAATACAGTTTGCAAATAAAGCTGAATTGCTGTCATTTGCATTAATTGAACCAAAAACACCAGAAAGTGCAGAAAGTAAATCTTTCTGACGCTGGTTAGCAATGTAAGCACCAATCTTTGCACCAATCGCAGCCATAGGATCAGAGCCAGCAGCTAAAGCAGCTAAGTCTCTTGATTCAAAAGCACGACCTCTGTGAAGAATTACAGAAATCTGCTTGTCTGCTGTGATTTTTCCAGGTGTTAAAGAAGTGCTATCTGTTAGAACCTCAAAATCCCCTGAAAGATTTGCTTTCCAGAATGGGACATTAACAAAATCACCGCCTTCAGTCGCATTTAATTCCGCCAAAGGTTGAACCACACCGCTTGCCAAAAAGGCGTCACGCTGAGTTGTTTGTTCAATAACGTATGGCGTAAAGACCTCTGGGATGATTATGTCCGACCTTACGGTGGCCATAAAAATTACCTAAAGAATGGTTTTACGATGTGGGTCACAAACCCGTTGACGCAGCACAGCCTTGTCTTATTTAGTTATATTAACGCTTTGCCGCAGCTTGCAACCGATCATACAAATTTTTATCTGTTTTATATATCCTCATCTGCTCCGTAATATTAAAGTTTTCAGAGGTAAACGGGTTTTTAGTTCCAGCAGGAATTTCCCCTCCACCTCCTGATCTTCCAGCAGGAGCACCGCCTCCTTGAGGCTTTGGCTGCTTCAAAATGTAATCAGGTAATTTAGTTTTAGCCCAATCAGAGACAGGCGTTCTTTCATAACCATCAACAACAACAGGTACGCCATTGTCTACCTCTATTTTGTCTTTTGGTAAAAAATTATTTAATACCAAAGAAGGGTCGTGAACAATTTCAGCTAAAGATTGAACAGCTGGAGAAATAAGCTCTAATTCTCTAACTTTGGCTTCAAGCTCTGTAATTTTTTTATCTTTTTCAGCCGATCTTTCTCTGTATTGATCCTCAAGTTTTGTCCTTGCTTCTGTGTATTTTCCTTGTTTTTCAAGCTCCGCTTGCTCAGCGTTATTTTTGAAATCAATTAAAGCTTGAACATCCACATCAGGAACAGCTTTCGCTTTTGCTTTTGCTTTTTTTGTTTCATCTAATAGCTCAGCGTTTTTTTTACGCATCGCATCTAATTCAGCTTTTAGATTCTCTTTTTCGGAATCAACAGCTTGCTCCACAGGAGCAGTTGTTTCGTCAGGCATAAAAACCCACAGGGTTATTTAGGTGATCTAACCATAACAACTTTTTTGATTAATTACCATTTAACTTTGTCAGCCCAATAGGCAGCACTCATT